TTTTGGGGAAATACGTAACAGCGATGACTTCCATGAGTGGGCTGAAGAACAACCTAAGTGGGTGCAAGACGCTTTGTATGAAAACACTGAAGATGCTCGTTCAGCATCTCGTGCTATCGACTTATACAAGAGTGATAAAGGCATTGCAAAGACTGCAAAGAAAACTAACGACAAAGATGCGGCGAAATCAGTAGGAACTAAATCTACACGTACTCGCCCTGAAACAGATGAGACAAGTAACTACCTAAAGGAATCTCAGGTAAATAAAATGTCTCCACAAGAATACGAGAAGTATGCTGATGATATTATGGAATCTATCCGTACTGTTAAATTTATTTATGATATTTCAGGAAATGCTCGTTAAGCTATTGACATGTAGAAAAACTATGGTATAACTATATGTACAATCCTTTAGTGTAGGGTAGCCCTATTAAATAGCAACCTACTCTATACTAAATTAAACTTTACTATTCACAAACAGCAATACTCTTACGGAACTACCTAATCACTATTGGCCCATTGCATATAAGAACGGCCATTCTTGTAAACAATGCACCCACTATATTAGCCTCTAAACTTGAAATTGTTTTAGTTTGTATCTTGGAACCAATAATGCGAAAGGAATAAACAATGGCATTTGGATCAGCGAGTGGATATGGCAACCTTCCCAATGGGGTTTGGTCACCAGTAATCTACAGCAAACAGGTACAACTTGCATTCCGCAAGTCTGCTATCTGTGAAGCAATTACTAACAACGACTATTTTGGCGAGATTGCCAATATGGGCGATAGCGTGAAAATCGTTAAAGAGCCTGAAGTAGAAGTTAAGCCTTATCTGCGTGGTACAACTGTTGCCGCACAAGATTTGATTGACTCTGACTTTAGTCTTAATATTGACAAAGCCAATTATTTTGCCTTCAAGGTCGATGACATTGAGGATGCTCATTCCCATGTCAACTTCCAAAGTCTTGCGTCAGATCGCGCAGCCTATCGTTTGGCTGACCAGTTTGACAAAGATGTACTAGGCTATATGGCTGGTTATAAGCAGACTCCTGCTGCTGGTGCAACTGGTAACATCTTAGAAGATGAATCTGCGGATACCGTAAACAACATTGTTAACGGAACCAAAGCTAACTCAGCGGCTGGTGGCGACGAATTGCTCGCAGTTAACAAGCTGAAAAAAGGTGACTTTGGCAACATCACTACTACTTCTGCTGGAGATCATTCAATTCCAGTAGCTGCACGTCTTCCTGGTGCTACAGCATTGCCAACAGCAACTGTGTCTCCTGCGATGATCGTATCACGTATGGCACGTTTGTTGGATCAACAACAGGTTGACTCACAGGGTCGCTGGTTGGTCATTGATCCCGTAATGATGGAAGTCATGCGCGATGAAGACTCACGTTTGTTGAACGCAGACTTTGGTGGTTCAGGGTTGCAGAACGGTTTGGTTCTGAATAACTTCCATGGCTTCCGTGTCTATGTGACATCAAACTTGCCATCAGTTGGTACTGGTGCAGGAACTACAGGTTCAGCAAACCAGAACACTAACTTTGGTGTGATTTGTGCTGGACACGACTCAGCCGTTGCATCTGCAGAGCAGATCAACAAAACTGAGACTTATCGTGACCCAGACTCATTCGCAGATATTGTTCGTGGTATGCACCTTTACGGTCGCAAAATCTTGCGCCCAGAAGGTTTGGTAACAGCGAAATACAATATCGCTTGATAAGCTATTAGCATTGGGGCTGGCTATATGCTGGCCCCTTTGTGCTTAAATTTAGGATCTACTAATGTCTATTACCACAGCAGTATGCAACACATTTAAACAAGAACTGCTGGGTGGTATCCATGATTTAGATACTGACTCAATAAAAATTGCATTGTTAAAAACGTCACCTACGGGAACTTATAATGCAAACACTACTAACTATTCAGACGTTACAGATAATTCAGACGAAGCTTTAGGAGTAGGTTATGTTGCAGGTGGTAATACTCTTGTTAACCCCTCTATTTCTTTAAGTGGCTCTACCGCTATAGTGGATTATGACAATACTACATGGTCATCTGTAACTGTTTCTGCTGATGGGTGCTTAATATATAACGCATCTAAATCAGGTAAGGCTATTGCTGTCATAGATTTTGGCGGTACTAAATTTTCTGTAGCTGATGATTTTATAATCTCATTCCCTACAGCAGATGCATCTAATGCCATAATTCGTATCACATAAGGAGTAAAGAAATGGCTACGTTTAATAAATTTAATTCTTGGATTGAGACTGCAGTTGAAGCTGCTAACCTTGGTTCTGACACTTTTAAAGTGCAACTAACTAACTCAGCACCTAGTGCTGGAAACACAGTGCTGTCTAACATTACAGCCGCATCAGGATCACCGTCTAACCTAGACAGTGTAACTTTAACTACAACATCCTCTGCTCAGTCAGGTGGTACTTACACTTTAAAATTTGCTGATAAGACTATGACAGCATCAGGTACAGTAGGTCCGTTTCGTTATGTAGTTATCTATGATGACACTGTTGCTAGTGATCCTTTAGTATGTTACTTTGACTACGGTTCAGCATTGACGTTAAACTCAGGTGATACATTCACCATTAACTTTGACGAGACAAACGGCGTCCTTCAGATTTCATAAGGGATAGTCTTTAATGGTAACTCTTGTCAACAGAGCAAAAGTAGCAACCAGCACAACTGGTACAGGCACCATTACATTAGGCGCTGCGGAGGATGGCTATCAAACCTTCGCAGCCGCTGGTGTATCTAACGGTGATGTTGTACGCTATGTTCTGGAAGATGAGAATAATAATTTTGAAATAGGTACAGGGGTATACACTTCTTCTGGAACTACTTTAACCCGCAATGTTATTGAGAGCAGTAACAGTAACAATGCAATTAATCTAAGTGGGTCAGCAGTTGTTTTTGTTGGGTTTACTGTTGAAGACGCTGATAATCTTTTTGATCTCAGTATTGCATTAGGATAACATTATGGCAAACACGTTTAAAAATTATACATCTGCGTCCGTAGGAACTGGGGCCACAACTACTTATACTGTGCCTTCTGCTACAACTGCGATTATGATGGGATGTAACTTAGCTAACAGAACTACTGGTCAAATTTCAGTTGATGTTCAGGTGGCTGGGGTTTACCTAGTGAAGGGTGCACCGCTTCCAGCTAATTCAGCTTTAGGTGTGCTGGACGGTAAGATCATTTTAGAGGCAACTGACACAGTGGTTGTCACCAGCGATACAGCTAGTTCAGCAGATGTAATTGTTAGTGTACTGGAGCAAACCTAATGAGTAAGCAAACAGAGTTAGCACAGGTTGCAGATACAATTACTGTAGACTCTGGCAAGATTGGGATTGGGGCAGTACCCTTAACTTCAGGAAATATTCCTGATGTAACGATTGCACATACGGGACACGGTTTGGGGCTGGGTTATCAGGGTGCAACCTTGCCTACGGCAGCGGGTATGTATACCTCTAACTCAACAAACTTTGGTCAAGCGTATGGTAGTTTGGTTGTGCAAAGCCGTACAGATTATTCTGGTTATTCAATTACCTTTAGAAATAATGGCGGCGAGCGTATGCGCATCGACTCCGCTGGCCGTGTCACAACGCCGTACCAGCCAACATTTCATGCTACACGCACTAGTCATGTAACAAGTTCAGGTGACATTGTTTTCACTGGTGTGAATTTAAATGTAGGTAGCCATTATAGTTCTACCAACGGTCGCTTTACCGCACCAATCGCGGGTAGCTACATCTTCGCTTTTAGCACACTTTTATATAATATGGGAAACGCCAGTAATGCCGCTCTATATGTCAATGGTTCAGTAAAATATAATATGAGTTCTTTAGGAACATATGGCTCGTTTTCTGGAACCTATGCTGGACAAGGTGGGACAGTAATAGTCGGCTTAAATGCAGGTGACTATGCCACGGTTAATTTTACCCATGCAGGTACGAATCTACACGCAAACTACACATACTGGTCAGGTATGCTTCTA